TCCAAGGGCAAGCCCGAGCTGTACATAGAAAAGCCCGGCTTGTTTCCGCACCGCGCGCACGTTACAATCACGGACAATCACCGCGACGTTGTCGCGTTCGTCCTTATCGAATCAAACTAAAGGAGAATCAAAATGTCTAACCAAATAAGCTACGCGTTTCCGTCTGAGAACGACCAAAAAAAGCAGTATCACTACGTTAATAAAGGCATGACTTTGCGCGACTATTTTGCGGCCAAGGCAATGCACGCTTTGATATCAAGAGGTGATACATCACCAAACGCAAACGTTGTATTGGCACATGACGCATATCAAATTGCTAAAGCTATGTTAGACCAAGCAGCATGTTACAAGGACAAATAAATATGGACATGCACCCGTCAGGCATGACCCAGGAGCGCTGGGACTGGCCGTTCAAAACAGACGAGGAGCGCAAGCTCGTCGTGAAGTACTACAAGAAGCAGGGCAAGGTAGACCCGGTCCAAGAGTACGGGGAGGCCCCGCTATGAGCATCGTGGGACGAATCGGGAAGTGGACATCAAAGGCCGCGATTGAGGAGGCGCTTCAGCACGTTGGCGACGAGGACCCGGTCATCATCGTCAGCATCAGCAGGTCCGACCAGCAGATGCGCTACTGGACCGCGAACAGCACCAACATGGAGGCTAACTGGATGGCGGACAACATCAAGGACGACGTCATGGGAGGTCGGCTATGAGCAAGGCTGAGGACTATGAGGACGATGACGACATTCAAGTTTACAAAAAACATCGACATGAAGGAAAAGAACACATGACAGACGTTGTAAACCACCCACCGCACTACAAGGACGGCGGGATTGAGACCATCGACTACATACGAGCCAAGAACCTTAACTACTACCGCGGAAACGCGGTTAAGTACATATCCCGCGCCGGTAAAAAATCAAAGTGCCCAATTGAGGATCTCAAAAAGGCGGTGTGGTATCTCAACTATGAAATTGAAACTTTGGAGAATGACAAGTGAACTTGGTAGAAAAACAATACATCGTCACAAACGGCGGCGCGGGGGAGTTCGTCCTTTGGATGCTGCTCGTCATCGTAATCGGAATCTTAGTCGGCATGCGGGAGGACAAGAATGGCAGAGGCAGGTAAGGGATCAAGGCACCGCCCGGTGCTAGACCAAGCCACATTTGAAAAGAGTTGGGATCGCATATTCGGCGGCACCAGCTCACCGTGTGTGGACGTGTGCGACATGGACTACGCGGCGAACATATGCCGCGGCTGTTATCGGACCATGGACGAGATCTCCGCGTGGGGATTCTCAAACGAGGACGAAAAGCAGCGCATCCTCAAGAATACAGAGGAGCGCAAACAGCATGCCAAAAATAACCAAACTTAGCCTTTCAGATCTGCTCAAGGCGCAGACCCAGACCGACTCCGACATAGCATTCGCGAAGGTCATGGAGCTCATGGAGCGGCACGGGGTCTGCTACTGTCGATTCACAATAGAGGACGGGGTGCAGATCATCAGCCCCCGCTACAATCAACGCATATCAGGGGTTATATCGGATGCCTAAGAATTGGGGTTACTATCACGTCGACTGTGGGCACTTCCCGTCGCAGATCAAGTTATGCTTTTCTAACGAGATGTTCCAAAAGGTCTTGGCGGATCACGGCATCACAGAGAAGGCCACCGCGCTCGACGAGGGAATCGCCGAGACGCACTACCTGACCGACGGCAAGCACGCCGTGATAATCATGGCGTTCGATCTGAAGGAGTGTGTGGACGAAGACCCAGCGTTCTTGGCGGGCGTTATCGCGCACGAGGCGACCCACTGCGTGTGCAGGATATTTGAGCACATCGGCGAGGCACCGGACGAGATCGGCGAGGAGTCGCGCGCGTACCTGACCGAGCACATCGTCAAGCAGATCACGACGGGCATCCAAGTGGAGATTGAGAAGAATGCTAGAAAAGAGAATCGAGCAGCATCTAAGCAAAAGGGTCAAGGAGCTGGGGGGTCTCAGCCTAAAGTGGATAAGCACGATAGCGGGAGTCCCCGATCGGATTGTGTTTCTGAAAAATCAGATCCACCTGGTCGAACTAAAAACAGAGAAGGGAAAGCTGTCAGCAAGGCAGCACGTCGTGTTCAAAGAATTATCAGATCTCGGCTTTCCGGTAACCGTCTTAAGGTCTAGGGAGGACGTTGATGGGTTCATTCGACAAAAAAACTTGGATGACGAACTACCGTTCCACAAAGAAGGGTCACCTAAAGGTTTACAGAAACGCTGCGATGTACAGGGCTAGAGTAAAAAACATACCATTTAATTTAACGATTGAGCACATTGAGTCCATAGCAACGGACGAGTGCCCCGTTTTTAAGATGCCATTTGTCTGGGGAATATCCGGCAAGGGCAGTGGCAACGCCAAAGGACCTAATGCCCCATCTCTTGACAGAGTAATACCAGATCTTGGCTATGTTGAGGGAAACGTTGTGTTCATCTCTCACCTAGCCAACAAGATAAAACAAGACGTCACCGAAAAAGAACTGTACGCCGTAGCCGACTGGCTACACGACAAACGAAAGGAAGTACTAAATGCTTTCAAAGACAAACCTACACCCGTACCAAGACCGCTTGATACACCTGGCCGCAAGAGTCCCTCACATGGGGCTGTTCATGGAGCCGGGGCTGGGAAAGACTGTGACGGCTCTCAGCATCATCAAGCAGAACTCTTCGGGGCGGACACTGGTCATTGCGCCTAAGCGCGTAGCCGAGTCTGTTTGGGCTCAGGAGTGCCAGAAGTGGGATCACCTCAAGGACTTGCGCGTGATCAAGATCATGGGATCGAAACGCAAGCGACTAACCGCCCTACACCAGTTTAACTGTGACGTGTTCATCATCAACGTCGAGAACGTGCCATGGCTAATCGACAATTGGATATCTGGGTTGTTTGAAAATCTTATCGTGGACGAGAGCTCGCGATTTAAGGATTCGAGCACGAAACGTTTCAAGGCGATCAAGAAGGTTCTCAAAGAGTTCAAGCGCCGGCTGATCCTAACCGGCACGCCAACTCCGCAGGGCATGGGCGACCTTTGGTCTCAGGTAGGCATCTTGGACCTCGGCGATCGGCTGGGTAAGACCCTCACCGCGTTCCGAGACTTGTACATGTACGTCTCTGAGAGGAACAAGCACACCGGTGAGATATACAAGTGGTCAGTTCGCCCCGGGATGGATCGTCAGATCATGGACAAAATTTCTGACATCTGCTTCAGCCTTCGCGCGGAGGACTATCTGACGCTACCCGCCCTGACTAACTTGTACCATACAATTACATTTTCTCCCGAGGTTATGTCTAAGTACAAGCAACTACGCAAGGAGATGGTCAGCGAGATCGACGGTAAGGAGGTCACCGCGGTGTCGGCGGCGGCGCTGGCTAACAAGTTATTGCAGTTCACCAGCGGGACTGTCTATTCCGAGGAGGGGGAGGCAATTTCACATGGTGAAAAGATAGAGTTCCTTGAGTCGTTGGTTGAGGAGAACCCCCACCCGACACTTGTCTTCTACCACTATAAGACCGCGCTCGCGAAGATACGCGAGGCGTTCCCGGACGCGCAGGTTTTGTCGGACGACAACTTGGACATGTGGCGCGCCGGCAAGGTCAAGGTCATGCTCGCGCACCCGCAGTCTGGGGGCATCGGTCTGAACCTGCAGTGCAACGAGGGGCAGATCGCCCAAGTGGTTTGGTACGACCTACCATGGAGTTCCGAGAACTACATCCAGGCCAACGCCCGGGTGTACAGGCAGGGCCAGGAGAAGCCCGTGATAATCCACCACCTTGTCGCGGACAAGACGATAGATGAGCAGGTGGTTAAGGTCTTGGACGGCAAGATAAGTGCCCAAGAGGCGCTCATGAACGACTTGAAGATGGAGGTGTGATGGACAGGGTACAACTATTCAACGAAATCGTGCGAGCCTCCCGGGCTATCGGGGTGCCGAGCACGGACGCGACCAGCCTGGACCAAAAACTCTCAGAGGTTAATCTCGATAGCCTTGACACTTTGTTAGTGAGCATTTACTATTGTGACATATACGGGATACCAGAGGAGCAGGCCAAGAAGTTACAGCCCAAGACGCTCGCCGAGATCTACGAGTTTATCGACCAGAACAAGACGAGAGAGCCAAAGACCATGGAGGAGGCGCTGAAGAAGATACGATGAGGATATACCTGACAAAGTACAGCACGCTAAGCACCGAGCAGCTACACCTCGTGGAGGATCACGCGTACCCGCAGCGGGCGCACTTCTTCCCGGAGCTGCTCAAGGCGACCAAGTCCGGCCTGTTCTACACGCCACAGCGCGCGGTGGAGCGCGTGGTCACGCCGGAGATGGTCGGGTACATCCGGGGCAACCCAGTCCCCGGCAAGACGGGGTTTATACTCGCGGGGGGATCCCAATCCTGGAACTCCGGCGGTGTTCCCGTGGACGAGAGGTATTTTGACAACTCCCTGGCGTACGCGTACCGGATGGAGATCCTCACCGTGACGAACATCTTCGGATCGCGGATCGCATCGCAGATCGGTGCCACGGACTACACCGCGACGGACGCCAGCACGTGCGCGTCTAGCCTGAAGGTTCTCATGGACGTTCGGCACCTGATAAACCTGTACGGGTTCGACCGCGTCATAGTCCTCGGCTTTGAGGACACCATAAAGAACCAGCTCCTCACCTTCTTCGGATCGTCCGGCACAACACTCACGAAGGAAGACGACGACCGCGGAGCCAAGCCCTCATCCTTCGACAGCGTCAACCGTGGGTTCTACCTGGGCCAGGGTGCGGTGCTGGCCGTGTTCGAGTCGGACAGGGCGCTCAAGGATAACCCCCAGGCAGAGCTCTTGGGGGCTTACACGGCCTCGGAGCACAACGCCAACCCCATAGGCCAGCTTGAGGACGGGCAGGGCTACACGAGGGCTATACTGGGCGCCTTGGGGGATCGTAGCCCATCGGAGGTGGCTCTGATAAAAACACACGGCACCGGCACCGGGATGAACAACAAGTCAGAGCGAACCGCGATTGAGGGCCTCTTCGATGACTTCATCGCCACATCGTACAAGCCACGCATCGGGCACACAATGGGCGCGAGCGGGTTGTTGGAGACATGTCTGCTGTTGGACGGCATAAAAAAGGGAGAGATACCGGAGATAAAGAACAGAACAGAGCGAGACACAAGATTCATATCAGAGCCCCAACCCGTTCCGAGGGGGCTCATGCTCTCGCTCGCGGCTGGCATGGGAAATGTTTTTTCAGCCGCACTATTTAACTACCATGATCATCACAAAATATAAAGTAAACTGCGCCGCCCCGCGGCTGTCGGACGAAGAGCCAGACTTGATGGAGCAGGAGGACGTGGAGGGGATAACGTCGACGAGCGCTGAGGGTTGGGTTCCTTGGACGCACGAAGATTTGATAGACATACGCAGGATTATGGAGAGTAAGATGCCGGTCAAGCAGCGTGAGGTTGTTGAAGCGTTCCTGATGGGGAACACGTCCGCGGACCTTGACGTTACTGAAAAGTATTGGAGGTACCATTTGAAACGAGCGCTTGAGTTAATACGCAAGGAGATGGGAGTATGAAGCACTACGATAAACTAAGCCAGCTTGAAAACATCTGCATTGATCTAGAAGTTTTTGCAAGCGCCGTTCGCGTGATGTCGTTCGGGGCTCCAGAGGCTAACCCACAAGATGTGGAAAACATGATCCACCACATCTCCACTGAGATAGACAAGATAAAAGCAAGGTTGGATCATTCGTTTGATGGGCTGTTCCAAGCAATTAAAGAGGAGGGTTTAAGTGAGACCAGTAAAAAGACCAATAAAAAAACTAAACAAAACAAGGTTTGATCTTGAGGACGCGATCATGCGCCTGTGGAGCTCCGACCAGGACGTTGAAACTGTATTCAAGTACTACTACGACCGCCAGGGAGAGGTTGACGTTGAGGAGATGGCTAACGCGTTGCTGGGGATAAAGCAGATGATCCAAATTCGTGGAGAGCTTGCGTTTGAGTTATTTGAAAGACTGATAAAGGAAGAGAAGCTATGAACCGTGAGATGAGAAGACTGTTGGCAAAGCAGATGAAGCCCATGAAGGACCCCGTCAAGGAGGCCCAGCGTGTCGAACGAGCCTCTGCCATGACCAAGGTCCTGATCAACCAGGCTTTGGGCACCGTCAAGGCGGCCGATCCAAACCCCGGCATTATCAAAAAATCAAGAAAATTCTTTGGGGCCGTAAAGGGTTGGATTTTGCATAAGTGGAGGTAGGGCACGTCGGGAGACGCCCCTTTTTTCCAAGCACAGATTTCCACAGAAAGGGAAACCATGGAAGGTTTCAAGAAACTACCCAAGATGGCCGGAGGCGGAACGCCACCCAAGCCAGAGGGCACGATCATGCCGGCCCCGGTGCGCCCGTTTAACCCCATGTCGCCACCCAAGAAAGAGGGCGTCAGAGGATCGGGCAAGACCCTGGCCGAGCTCATGGGCATGGACAAGAAAAAGTCCGGCGGAAAGGTTAAGAAAAAATAATGGCTACCCCATCCAAACCCGGTCTTTATGCCAACATCGCAGCCAAGCGCGAGCGCATAGCCAAGGGCTCAGGCGAGAAGATGCGCCAACCAGGGCAAAAGGGCGCGCCCACCGCCAAGGCATTCAAGGAGTCGGCTAAGACCGCTAAAAAATAATGGCAACAAAGCAAAAGTACGCGTTCACGCCGGATATGTGTGACAAGCTCATAGAGATGGGCAAGCAGGGCGCATCCCAAAAGATGATGTGGTCTGAACTTGGCATATCCAAGGATGTGGCTGAGAATTGGAAGAAGAAGTACCCAGAGTTCGCGGACGCACTTGGCGTTGCCTTGGTGCACTCTCAAGCGTTTTGGGAGCGGGAGATGCTAGCCAATGTGGGCAACAAGGCGTTCAACTCCCGGATCGCTGAGATCGCACTACGGGGGCAGTTCCCCCAAGACTACAAGGAGACGCGCGAGCAGAAGATCGATGTTAAGGCCGACGTTGTGGTTGACTTCACCGGGGCTGTCAACGATCTGATCGCCAAATTAAAGGGAGCTAAAGAATAGCCTTGCGGAGCTAAAGAATACCTTAATAAATTAGTCAACTATTAAACGGGACAGCCAAAAAAGCTGTCCCGTTTTGTATTAGTAGTAGTACAATAAAACCGTGAAAACAGGAAAACAGAAATGACCGCACACGCCGTTCTATCCGCCTCCGCGTCCAAGCGTTGGCTGACTTGCACACCATCGGCTCGCCTTGAGGCGACGCTGCCTGAACTAAAGAAACCCGCCGGAAGTTTTGACTACAGCCAAGAGGGCACCATGGCGCACTCATTGGCTGAGGTGAAACTTCGCCACCACTACGGCCAAATAGGTTTTGAGGAGTACTCCCGAGAGTGCGATATCATCAAGGCCACCCCCTACTACAATGAGGAGTTTGAAGAGTATGTCGATAACTATGTGCTATATGTACGCAGCCAAATTGGTGAGGGGGATACTCCACTATTTGAGCAACGCGTGGATTATTCTGACTGGGCTCCTGACGGATTTGGTACTGCTGATGTCGTGGTACTGTCGAAGCAC